TGCCGGCCGGTGATTGTAAATAGAACACGACACGCCGCCGCCGACCTTGCCGGTCAGCGCCACGCATCTATGGTTCGTTGTCTTCATCAAAGGGTAGTCGGTGCGCAGCATCCATGGCGGGATGCCATTGGCGTCGGAGCGGTCTCGTCGCAGCACAGGCCAGGACCACTTGTGAGAGCAGCATGCCCCACACCGTTCACAGTCGAATCTTGCCACGTCGGGCGGAAGCCCTGCGCCTCGCTCTGCAGGTCGATGTAGGGTGCCAAGTGACTGATGTTGTTCGTCTCGCATGAGTTCTTAGGACAGTATACCGTCTCACCCAAGTGCCGGTTGATGCAGTTCCAGCACACCGGGTAGTAGTCCGAGTTGGCGCTCTTGTCCTTGCGGTGCCGCCACACGCCGTCCGCCTTCTCGTAGCGCGTCTCGTCATTAGGAACGCCCTCGGCTTCCAAGTAATTCCACACCTCGGCATCCGACCAATGGCGCATAGGATAGTATTGCGTCGGCACGCCGGCCTGCACCAAAGCATCCTGCGCCAGCGGCACTTGGCCCTTGATGAGATCCACATCGGCGCTCTTTTGCCCGTGAAACGCAGCGTCCCAAGGGAAATTGAACGTCCCAGTCGGGCGCTTCAGAGCATCCAGCCCGCAGAGGTAGCGTCCGCTGGCCAGCTCCTCAGGTTGCGGCTCCTCGGTGCCGAGGCAGAGGGCAAGCGACTTCTGGCCGAAGGGATACAACTTCACAAAGTCAAACCGCGGCACGCCGGTCTCAATGTCGTAGCCATCCGTCAGCGCATAGCCGAGCGGCGCGTAGTCATACATCTCCAGATCCCACGCTTGGGCGAGCTTGTCGCTGTAAGCGTAACGGTGCCGGAACCGCGGCTCCCGCCACTGGATGACCGGCAGCTTCGCCCCGACCTTGTGCGCTATGAGGTGCAGCATCGCGGTGCTGTCCTTGCCGCCGCTCCATAGCACGACAGGGTTGGCGCTAGCAGCGAGCCAGCGTTCCACCTTTTGACAAGTCTCTTTGACGAGTTGCTCCATAGACTAGATAGCAATGGCTCCAATCCCAACCGCCGCGCCCACGCCGCTTCCGATCATACCCATCATGCCGGCCTGTCCCGATGCTCCCGCCTGCATGGCGGCACCCTGCAACGCGGCGTTATTGTTCATCACCGAGTTGTAGCGGTTCATGGCCATGTTGGTGTTGAAGGATTCCACGTTGCCGGCCTGCTGTAGCGAACCGCCGAAGATGCTGCCGACTTGTCCGGTCGTATTGCTCAACGTCTGAGCGCCCAGCCCGAAGGCCGGTCCTAGCGCCTGCCGGAACGGGTCCAGCTCGGTGTAGGCACCCGCCAGACCGACGCGGCGCTGCCGCCGTGCCAAGTCCATCTGGTTCACGCCAGCGGCAAACCCACGGCGAGCATCGAGGCGCTGCTGCCCATAGGCATCCCGGTTAAGGATCTCCGCAGCCGACGATCCAGCGCTGGTGCCAAGCCCGCGGGCGGCAAAGGCGGCGCGGGCGGATTGTGTTGCATCCCGCATCTGCTCTGGCGTGAGCGACCGGCCAAGAGCCAGCTCCGTTTCCGCCTGACGTTGCAGCTCGCCCTCAATGGCATTGGGCGTGGAAGCCGCTTGCAGCTCCTCGCCGATGACGCCGCGAGTCTTGGCGAGGTATTCGTTATCCAGCTTGCCGGCGAGTTGATCCGCCGTGCCAAACTGCATCTTGATATACTCGGGGTATAGCCTTTTGATCGCCGCTTCTTCTTCAGCGACTTGCGCCTTGGCCACGCGAATCGACGCATTGGCCATTTTGTCGTAGTCAATCGGCGCCGGTGCCGGTGGCAGCGGTTGCGGTGCTGGAATGCTTGGTCCTCCTCCCATATTATTGTCCTCCTACTTTCTTCATTAGTTTCTCCATTGAGTATACTCGCGGCTCAAAGCTCCCGCGGCGGCACCATGCCACATACTGCTGCGGATGCGGCGCCACGCGCAGACACTCCCGCACAGGGTTTGTGCCAGCAGAGCCAGCAGCCAGAGTGACGAACCAGCAGTTGGCATCCCCGAGTTCAAATTGTTGCTCCTCCGCGTTCCACCGGCAGGCTTTGGCCAGCATGAAGCACTCCGGCGAGTTCCACACATAGCCCGCCGACAGATGCTCGCCGACTGCTTGCCAGAAGTCTTGTGTCGAGTGGTTGTCCCACCAGTGTTTTGCGCGTTGCCATGGGGTCATGCTTAAAACTTGATGCAATACAGCAGGGCAATGTTGGCCGGGCGGGTTTCGTCGGCCGTGCGGGGCGTGCCGCTAGAGCCGTCTTCGGCGTAGCCAACCATTGCGTTGGCCGTCACTATCGTAGTTCCGCCAGCCTCTCGGCTGACATAATCAGTATCTCCCCCAAAACTACTTCGAGTCCGCAGCGTGTGTTTATGTGCTTGAAAAGCGTCCCGCTCTTTAGTCGCAAAAGATTTACTATAGGTCGTGCCGCTAATTGTTTGCGAGCCACTGCCGCGGACAAAGATGCCGCGCAGATCGGGCAGAGCAAAAGTCGTGCTGCCGTCACCCGCTCCGTAGGTCGTGCTGATGGCGCTAAATAGTGCCGCATAAGTCGTGCGGTTGACGTTGCTGCCGTCCGCTTCCAGCCAGCCTGCGGGGGCGCTGTTCATGGCAAAAGCCTGCACCGCACCGGCGGGCAAGAGAGCCTGCTGCACGGCGGTGACGAGCTTGGCCAAGGTCACACCACCGTCCTTGACCCGAAACTTACCTCCGCTGACTTCCAGCGTTGAGTTGTCGGTGTCGTCAGCGGTGGCGAACGTGATGGCGGCAGTCGGTGACTGGGCGCTGTTGAGTTTGGCTGGTGTAACTGTCTCGCCGGACGTAAAGCCGGTTGGGTCGTTGTAGCCTTTGGTGATTGCGATGGTTGCCATAAGTTATGCTGCGTTTCTGGTTTCGGTCGGCGGGTTGCTTGGGCCGGCGGCCTCGATGCTCACGTTGCGGATCTCGGGCCGGTGAGCCGTGGTTTGAAATTCCAGCTCGGCGTAGTGCGCCTTTTGGCGGATCGGCTGCTTGAGTGAGTAATCTTCGCCGACTCCTGAGTCGTTGGACTGGCCCGGAAGCAGAGTGATCGTGCGGTCGGGGTTCACCAAGATGGCACGCACCGTAATGCTGCCGGTGTCGGGCAGGACGACATCGGAAAGGGCGCGGGTGAAACGCTTGCTCGTCATCGTGCCCATGCCGAACCGCCGCGTCTTGATCGTGCCGGTCACTTGGGCTTGCAGGCTGCCGGTCGGCTCGTCGTCTTTGCCGTTGATATTTTCGTCCAGCAGATACAGCTTGCCCGTGCGCCGGACGTTGAAGATACGCCTCACGTTGTTATAGGTGCCGACGACGAGCGCATCCACGCCGATGCCGTAGATGTCGCGGCTTTCCCACTGGTCATTGAGGGCTGACCAAGTGACGACCAGGTCGTTGGTCTCGTCGGGCGAGTCCAGCGTGGGGACGGCGAGGATGTAGCGGTTGTTGTGCCAGATGCCGAAGGCACGCTGCACCTTGCTCTGGTCGATGCGCTCAAAGAGGTCGGCGACCGGATCACTGAGCGGCTTGGTGTCGCCGCGCAATTTAAGGTCGAGCTGGGTGTCGAGGCGGTAGACACCTGCGTCAGAAAGGAAGAATACGAAGCGGCCGGCGGTGACGATGCTGTTGCGCGCCGAGCAGCCGATCTCGTCGGTGACGAGTTCCAGCTTGGCCACGGCGGTGTCGATGGCGAAGTCCGATCCATTGGTGCTGGGGAACTGCGCCAGCGTGGCGAGCCAGATGCTTTTGCGGCAGAAAACGAGCGCCGATCCTTCGACCCATGGATGCACGGCAATGATGAAGTCCCCACCACCGGCGCCGGTGCGGAAGGATTGCCAAAAAGGGTCGTAGAGGTCCGCGTCAAGGTAGTCGGAGATAGCGACCTGATCGCGCCCGTCCGGGATGATGAGACGATTTTGGATATAGCTGGCCCAGCCCACCGAGCGCATCTTCTTGTAGGTCGGGCCTTCGGCGGGCACGCCACCGGCGGCTCGGACGAAGCTGCCGCTGCCGGTCCAGTAGATCGGGGGCTTCACGCGGCGGACGCGGATGTTGGCCACGGCCGCGTTGCTGGTGCCGGTCGGGACGGTGATCTCGAAAGAGTTGGTGTTGAGGTTGGTCGCCAAGATGTCGAACTCATGGCCGTCAAACGCAGCGACGGTGCTCCCCTCGATACGCACGCGCTGGCCGGCGCTCAAGCCGTGCGCGTTGACGTTCACCGTGGCCGTGGTCGAGCTGACAGTGATGCCGCTGCTGTTGGTGAACTGCTGCTTGAAAGTCGTGGCCGGGTCGATGGGCGCTTCGCGGAGGATGTAAAGCCGGTCATAAGCCTGGACGACCGAGACGTTGTCCTGCGGGTCAATGGTTTCATCCGGCGAGCTGGGATAGCCGACCGTCACCATCGTGTCCGTGGGGCTGGTATTGCGCCAGAGGAACGCCGAGTCGGGTCCGCACATGACGACGTATTCGTTGGCGTTGTCGTAATTGCGGGAGGCGAAGACGCCTGAGCTGAAGATGCCGCCGGTGTAGGTGGTTTTGACGACGGGTCCGGCGTTGGCGATGAGGGTGCCGGTGGCGTTGGCCGCCGGGGTGCCGGTCATGGTGTAGTCAAAGGTGCTCCCGCTGGCGTTGCTGATGGCGAAGTCGCCGTTGTAGAACGTGGCGTCGGGGCCGGTGGCGCCGGCGATATTCACCAGCTGGCCGTTGGTGTAGCCGTGGGCGGTCGCTGTCGTGACGGTCGCCGTTGTGCTGCTGAAAGTGATCGAAGTAATGGCAATGTCCACCGCCAGCGTGAAAGAGAGCGTGAGCGGTTCGTCCGCCGTTGAGATAGCATCTGCCAGCCGCTTCGCCCCTTTGCGCGTCTGCGCCACGCCACGATCGAGGCGCATGTTCACGCTGTCCTGCAACATGCCCGCCGGCAAGGTGAGGGGATTCAACCGGCTGGCAAAGCCGAGGAACCCGGCGTCGCCGTCGCGTTGGACTGGACTTTCTAATGCCATTAGTTAAGGGCCGCTTTCAATTTGCTTTTGAACCGCGCCGCGTCGGCGGGGCTAATGTCGTTCTTGCGCCCGGGAGCCACATCGGCGTGCGTCAGCACGCGCGTCATGGGAATGCCCCACTGCTTCATGCGTGGCGCCAGATATTCAATGGCGCTGTCCATCGCCGCATCTTCCAGCGGGTCGTCGTAAGTGTTGCCTTCCCACGAAACCCCAAGGCTCCAAGAGTTAAGGTCCGGCCGTCCCAGCCAGGAGCTTTTGCCCGCGTGCCACATGCGGGCGGTATCGTCGCCAAACACTGTGCGCCGCCCATCGCGGGCGATGAGCACATGGTAGCTGACCTTGCTTTGCGGGTTCATGATCCAGTCAACGCCACCAAGGTAGCTGCCGCTTGAGTGGTGCAGCACAATCGCCTGCGGGGTAATCGGCGACTGGCTTTTGTTCGGCGTGCTGACCCGGCGCTCGTCGTAGTTTGGCGTGCTCTTTGCGGACGTGGAGACGGTTGTGGATGCGTAAGGCCAGCTCGGCGAGGCTGGCCGATGGCCAGTCGCGGATTTGCTGCCAAACACTCTCTTGATCCACGTCCACATGGGTTACTTTTTGTAGCCGTCCGTCTTGGGCGGGTGCGTGTAGGTGAGCGTCGCCTGCTGCTTCAGAAAGTCGTAGCCCACCGTCACGCAGCCCGTGCCTAGGAGGGCAAAGGCGGCGAACAGCAGGCCAGCGGCGATATGTTTAGAGGCGCGCATTGTTGTCCTTGGCCATGATCAGACCCCAAGCAGCCATGAGGCTCGCAGCGATGAGGCCGAGGTCCGGCACGCTGCCGGTGGCGAGGAACTCGCGGGCGCCGGTGGCGGTGGCAATGATGGCGGTCAAAACGCCAATCGTAGTAGTTTTCCAGTTTCTCATATTATTTCTCTTTCTGTTTTTTCCGAAGGTCGTGAAGGACCGAAAGCAATGTGACAATGCCGACAGCGAGGCCGACACACAGGCCGGCGACGCGCAGATAGACTTCGAGGTGGGACACCATAGAAACCGCTGCACTGCCAATGCTGGCGAACGTGCCCAAGGCGCCGCGCTCAACCGTAGTAAGATGGCTTTGCAGCAGGCTCATAATTTATTTGCGGTAGGCGATCACCGTGCCGCTGTGCAGCTTGATCGCGGTGAAGTAGCCGTCGATGGTCGTGCCGGCCTTGACCGTGTGGGCGCTGGCTTCGGTTTCGTTGGCGGCGCCGGTGAGGTTGCCGGTCAAAGTGTGAAACTTGGTGTCGGTCATCACGTCGAGGCTGACGAAATCTCCGGTCACGGCGTTGGTGTCGGCGATGCTGACGGCGCCCGATTGGCGGTTGGTAGTTCTTACATTAGGATTCATAGATTTAGTATTGGTTGACGCGGGCGGTCCACATCGTGGGTTGGTTCTGTTGGAAAACGTATTTGTCGCGTTGGGAAATCAGCTCGCTCTCGGCCTTCTGCTCCATGAGCATCGCTTTATCCATCTGCCCATCTTCTTCTAAGAGGTCGCCGGTGAGCAGATAGGCAACGGCTTTGGCGAGAACGGCGGGAACAGTCGCCGTGAGGTTGCTCGTCGTGTAAGTCTCGGGGCGGATGCGATAGCGCACATACACCGTCGTTGGCAGGCTGGTCGCTTCGGGAAAGCGGATGGTATCTCCGAGCAACGTGTAAGGAATCTCCCGCGGCGCCACATGCGTCGCCGGGTTGTCGCGGAGCACGGCGAAGACCTCGCCCATCGGCGTCTCGCCCACTTGCTCGTAGTCAATATAGAAGCCGCTCGTCTCGTTACCCTGCACCGTGCGGGCTTCCACGCGGCAAAGCTCCGGCCAATCGGCCCACTCCCAGCAGTCCGCAATACGTTCGTTCGCTGCGGCGACCATCATGGTGCGGCTGCCGGTGGGGATGTTAGAAATATCCGAGCCGTCGTTGCCGGCGCGCTGCCAAGCGCGGAGGAGTATAGATTGGAGGGTTACGGTTCGCATTTTTTAACCACGGATTACACGGATGGCACGGATGGGTGGAGGTTTTGCCAAGCCGCCACCAGCCCATCGCGCAGTTCGTCCGGCAGGCTCTCGCTGCTCACCACAAACGTCCGCGACCCCAAGGGCGCGGTGACGGACACGGCGGCGCTGATGGTCGGACGGAAAGCCGTCGCCACTTCGACCTCGTTGCCGTCGTCGTCGGTCTGCGTCTCGTAGGCCGTCGCCACTTGGCCCGATGCCTCCAGCACCACATCTGCCAGCGTTTCGCCCTGCGCGAGTTGTGCGCCGAGCCATGCGAGTAGTTGCGCGGCGACTGCGCCGAGTTGGCCGTCGAGGGGGACGTTTTCGGCGGCGGCGTAGCCTTGGCGGCTCACGTAGCGGGTCAAGACGTTGTTGGCTAGGCGGAGGGTCATGGCGTGATGAGCATGTATCCTTGGGTTTGCACGTTACCGGCTACTGTCGTCAGTGAGCCGCCGGAGTTGTTCACGAAATTGGCTGAGTTTAGGTAATAAGCGCCCCCGTCGTCGTTCGCCGGAGTCAGTGTCGTCGCCGCGTTTAAAACCCATTTGTAGCGGTTGCCCGACACCTGCGTCACCGTGCCGGTTAAAGTTTGCGTAGTGGGGTTGGCAGCTGCGTTGCTGCCTGTGCTGTTGCCAAAAAATAAATCCACAGCAAAAGTTGCAGCGATGGGGGCGCCAGTGAAAGCGATGTTAATATACATGGCAGCCAAATTTTTGTGCGTGACAGGAATTAGATAGCACTCTCCCGCGGTAGCTACACCCCACGGGACAAAAGCCCAATTTGACCCGTTGGCTTGCGCGTTATTTGGGCGACCGCCAATCGGCACCCACAGCGCCGTGTTGCGAACATCGACCAAATCCCGCGTCATAACCGACGACCCGCTCGCCGCCGTCTGGTTCGGCGCAACATTGTTCGTGCCGTTAAGCGTTTGGTTTTGCGTGAAGGTGTTGGCCGCGTCTTTGAGCGGGACGTTGCTGGACAGCCGGGCGTCGGCGAGGGTGCCGCTGGCCATGTCTCCCGCGTCGGTCGTGGCGAGGGTGCCGCTTTTGTTCGGGACGGTCAGCGTGCGGGTGGTGCCGGTGGTGATGCTGGAGAGTTGGAACTTTAAGTTCTTGGTGGCGTCCGCGTCATCATAGACAAGAAACTCATTGTCGTTCATCACCGAGGGGAGCGTTCCGACGAATTGGTAGTCGGTGTCGCGGGAGACGCCGGCGGTGTTGACGCGGATATAGATGCCGGCCTGCTTGTAAGACGAGAAGGGCCAAGTGCCAGAATTGTTTTTGACCAGCCAGCGGGAGTTGAGCGCGGCGGTGCTGTCAAGCGGAAGATCGGTGTAGGCGTTCACCTGTCCGGCAAACGGCGCAGCGTCCGACGATCCCGCCAAATCGAAGTTGCCCGTGAAAGGATTGAACTTGATGCCCATTAGCTGCGTGTCACGGTGGCGATCTTCGCGTCGTCGCTGGAAGGTGTGCCGCCGACGTAGGTGAAGGTCAGGGTCGCTACGGTGTTGGTTCCTTCTTTATAGACGACGGTGGAAAGGTTGTTCGTGGTCCCGACGTAGTTCAGCTCGACGGTCGTGTGCTGCGGGATGTTGAGGCCGGCGATGTTGCGGACTTGGACGTTAGGTGTCATGGAGTTAGGCGGCGGGTTGGGCGGTCATGCCGAGCTGCTGCTCCTGCTGCATCTGCTGCAAGGCGGGCTGCGAACCGACGCGGCCGATGACCGCGTTTTGCTGCTGCTGGAGCTGGAATTGGAAAGCCTGCGCCCTTGCGTCGATCATCTTCTTGAAGATTTCATCCTGCTGGTAGCGCTGCTGGACGGCGGGGTTGGACTGAATGATTTGCTGCAAGGTCTGCAAACGCACCTGCGCGTTTTGTCCGCCTTCTTTGAGCGGCGGCTCGGTGCCGGCAGCGATCTTGGCAAAGGCGGTTTGCTCGTCCTCAATCTCCGCCTGCGTGGCCTTGCCGATGTCTTGCACCAACATGCCGGCCAAGTTCGGGTCAACGGCTTGGAACATGTATTTCACAAGACCCGCACGGTCGATGACGCCGAAGCTGTCCATCGGGACCAGAATCTTGGCGAGGTATTCCAACTTGGCGCCCAGCGCTTCGTTGTCGAGGAGGCGCGCGTCAAACTCGGCCGTAATGTCGAACCTCCCCCGGATGTCTTGGGGGCTTGCGTTGAATGCCAACTGCGCATTGCCGGTGATGCGCGCGACCTCCTCGGGAGTCATATACTGCTGGGCAAGGGCCATCGTCTGCGCGATGCAGAGCTTCATATCAATGAGCCAAGAGTCGATAAGTTCTTGTGTATGAAGCATGTAGCGTTGCTGCGGAACGGCGTCGCTGATGCGCCCAAAATAGTTGTCCACGTCCGCACGGGTGGCGGCTTCTACTTCGATACTGCCCATGTCGGGGCGAGGAGGATTCATCCACTCGATCTCGCCGGGGCGGCGCTCGGGGATTTGCAGGCCGGGACCAAGAACCAAATCGAACTTGCCACGATTGGCGGGAACCTTGACCGGTGGCAGGATGCTAATGCTGGCCCTGTCGGCGCGGAAGTCTCGCTGGATTTTGATTTCCTCTTGCGCCGTCTGCACCAACTCGGGGATGCCACGGCTTTCCAGTAGGGGGCGTGTAGCACGCTCGCGGGGGAGTTCGATAAAAGGGTATTGTCCGTGGGCGTAGGGCAGCAACTCATGCACGGCAACTTTATCCGTGACGTGGTAGCTAATGACCGAGCGTGTGACGCGGATGGCGTTGGTCTTGGGGTCGTTCTCCTTGCGATAGACGTGCCAGATTTCGCACAGGTCTCGCAGTTGCTCGTAAAGAAACTGGTCGGCGCGGTGAATGTTGAGCGAGATGCGTTTAAGCTGCCCCTTGTGTTGCACGGCTTGCTCGATCCATTCCTCGTCCCAGCCCTCAAGGGCACCGCGCTCGCGCAACTCCACTTCAGTGAGCAATTCTCTGCGGGCAACGAACGCGGCGCGTTGAAGGCTGAAAGTTTGGATGGGGAAGATCACATCTTCCCACGCTTCCAAAGCCGTCCACACGGGCTTGGATTCAAAAACGTAAGGCTCCTCCCATTCGACAAATCCCTTTTCGCGGAACTGGCGAACTTTGACAGTTGTTCCCAATTCGGGAATGACTTGGCCTAAGAGTTCGGCGGCAGTCTCCTCTTGCAGCGGGTCCATGACCACTTCCAAGAGGGCGGCGAGGTTGGGGTCTTGCGACTGCTCCAACATCATTTGCGCGTCTTCCAGACTAAAGGACTTGATCTCGGTGCGGGTGTTCTGCACCCAATCCACCGCCATGACCGCCAGCCCGTAGGTCTCACGGAATTGCGCGGCCAGTTTTACCTCGCGGCGAAGGTCATCCAGACAATGCTGGAACATAAGCCACTTAAGCACCATCTCCGCAGCGGCACGCTTGTCGATGTCCATGCTCTCGACCGGCTGCACTTGCACGCGGCTTTTGAAGAAAGCGTTACTCAAGATGGCGACGTGATCGTTGATGACCGTGTCCGCCAATCTTACGCGCACGTCGCTGGCGCCAGACCAAGGCCACGGCTGCCGGCCTTTGGCACCCTGCCACTTCCTGCCGTCCTCACTTTGCCCCGGCCAGATGCAAAAGCGGGTGTTCCAGTTGCGCAGTTTGCGCTGCACATATTGGCTGCCGTCCGCGTCCGCTTGGTCGATCTCATAGAGCATCGACGTAATGTCCTCGGGTTTGGGTGCTTTTATCATTATAGGAGGACGGTGGTGGCGCGAGGGGTATAGGGCACAACAACTTCGGGATTTTTTTTCTTGAACCAGTCGCGGAAGGCTCGGTCCTTCCAGCAGCCAGGTTCCGCCGCTTCCCATGACCAGTAGGCATGGGCGTCTATGCTCATGTCCTTCTGCCCGATGCCTTCAATGGCGCATTGCTCTATGCGCTGGCTGGCTTCGGCGATCTGGCGTTGGCGGGTCGCGGCAAGAACCGCATCGGCATTCCAGCCGGTGATCAGCTCTTGCTTAACCGCTTCGGCCATGTCGTCCCCGAGGTCGAGGACGAGTTCAGACCATAGATTGTTTGACATCCTAACTGCTACGGCCCCATTGCTGGGGCCGCAGTGTGTTAAGACGCTTAGAGCGACGAGAGCTTCGAGACCGCGAGGTAGATGTGGATTTCTCCAGCATCCAATTCGCTGAGGCTCTTGGCCGTCATCGACTCGACGAGCAGGTCAACCGTGTCAGTCGCCGTGTAGGCGTAGGCCGTGGTGTTCGCGTTGGCGGCGAACAGCACTTCCGTGCCATTGACGTTCACCTGAGTGGCCGCGATGTAGCGGTCGGTGTCTCCACCGTCGCCGACTTGGACCTTCGTGTCGTTCAGCGCGGAATCCGAAGCATCGGAGAACGCGGTGACGAGCTTGTAGGCGGCCTTCTCGACGACATCGCCAGCGGCCACGCTCAAGAGAGCGATGGTCTGGTCGGTGTCGGCGGTGCTTTCGGTGATGTCAACGTGCGTGACAATCGCCTTGTGGGTGAAGCCGGTGGCGGCTTTGGTTTCTGCGGGCAGTTCGTAGACTTTCATCTTGGTGCTTTTTCCTTAGTTAGTTGTTGCGATTAGGAAGCAGCGGCGAACTTGCCGAGGCCCTTGGGGTTCCAGCAAACGAGCGCGGCAATGGCGTCGATGAGGCCACGGGGACCACCGCCCTGATCTTCCAACTCTTGGAAGCGGGGGCGACGGCCGTAGCGGACTTCAAGCATGTCCATGTTGAGCAGATAACCGCGGGCGAGCTGCACGGCGGCGGCTGCGTCCTTGGCGTTGAACAATGTCGGGACCAAGCTAATGGTGCCGAAATCGCCAACGTAGGTGTCCACCGCGCTGATGACCGTCTTGTCTTTCAACGAGGCGGTGTATTGGCGAGTCGAGATCGCGGTGTTGGTTCCGCCGCTGGTGTAGCGGGTGAACTCAGCGAAACGCTTCTTGAGGTTCGGGCCACAGACCAAATCCATCGTGTCGATGGTGCCGGTCTGTTCGTAAACGCTCTGAAGAATGCCAGCGACGATAGCTTCGGTGAGCGTGGATGTCCCGGTGGTGTCCACCGAGGCGGACGGCGTGCGGAAGGCGGCGGGAACCGGAAGGTCCGATTGCGCGCTGGCCTGAATCCATTTGCCGAGACCGCGAGTTTTGAAGGGCGTTGCCCCGTTTTGCTCTTGGGATTCGGCGTCGGAGCAGAAGCTCGCTTCGATGTCGCGTTTGAGTTCGACAAGGGCGCGAGAAACGCCACGGGCCATTTCCTTCTTCTTGCCAACACCGGCGATGTTGTCCACGTTCTGCGCGAAGTCGTCCACTTTGATCGAGCGGCGATACTTCTGGGCGCGGCCGGAGAGCAGGGCGCGGTTTTTGGCGGGATCGTCGAACGTAGTAACGTCGGCGTTGGTGAGGACGCCGTCGAACGACGGGTCATTATAGCTGTCGGCCTGCCAAGAAAAGACAGAGCCATTATTAAGATCCGAGCCGGATTTGATGCGTGAAGTGACGGGCGTGTTTTTCGCGTCGATGACGGAAATCACGTCGGCCAAGTCTTCGCGCAAACCGACGGCCGGATGAACAAGTCCTTGAGACATATTAGATTAAGTAATTATTGTGGGTTTATCCGATGAGTTCTTCGGCCAGTGCCTCGATGTCGCGCATCGAACCATCCGACTCAAAGAACCGCTGTTTTGCAGCCGTAGGGCTGCCCTTTTGATTGGCAGAACGGGCGGCGCTGACGGGCTTGGCGGGGGTGGGCGGTTTCTCTTTCTTCGCGGACACAGACTTCTTGGCCTTTTCCTTGGCGGCTTCGGTTTGTTGCTTGGCCATAAGGGCTTGCTCTCCGTAGAGGGCGAGGCCGATCCAGTATTCGTGCTGGGGTATTTTGAGGAGATCGGGCGCCGTTTTGATCGTGGCCTTGTAGGCTTGGTTGAGCTGGCTGCCCTCTTTGAATAAGTCGGGGAACATGCTCTTGGCGGCTTGCACCGCCGGCTCACGCTGGGCCAACCACTGCTTACGGGCAGGGACGTGGATGGTGAGGATGTCGTCAGCTTTGACGAGATAGTCCTTAACCTCCGCTGCCTCGATGAACTTTTCAGAGCCATCGGGCTGCTTGATCGTGGTGCCATCGGTATTCTGAAGTGCCCACCGCCGAACGGCTTGTGCATGGGCAATGCGCTGCTGAAGCACGTCGTCGCTGTCCACATCGGCCAACGGGTTGTCGGCGCTCGGGGTCAGCACGGGGCGGCTGTTTTGGTTGAGCTGGGCTTCCAAATCCGCCTTGGCGGCTTTCAGTTGCTCCAATTCGGATGTCGCGGCCTGAGCTTTTTCTTCGGCCTCACGCTGCTTGGCGACTAGCTTGTCAATCCTGCGCTGAACCTTGTCCTTCGATACCTCGTCGCCGTGGGTTTTATCCTCGGCGTCTTCCTCGTCCTCCTCTGGTTCCTCGGGCTTGTCGGCTTCTTCCGCCTCATCCTCTTCATTCTCAACATCTTCAGCAGGGTCTTCGGATTTCTCCTCTGGCTCCTCTGTCGTGTCTGCGTTGTCAGAGATCGTCTCTTTGTCTGCGGATTCCTCTTTGGCCTCCTCGGGTTGGCGCTTAATGCCCAACTCGTTGAGTGCCATCGAAACTACATCATCCGCTCCCGCCGCTGTCGCGGCCTCTTTTTCTGTCGCCATGGATAAAACCTTCCAAGAAAGGTGCGCCAAACGTCTGAAGGGGGAACCGGGACGTTAGAACCGGGCGACGGACACACTGCGTCCCTCTGTCTATACAAATACAACACAACGTAACACGTTGTCAACACAAATAAACACAAGCACGCGCAAGCGACTGGTAATGCGGAGGATGCGGCGACGGCTTTTGTGATACAATGCGTGCCAAGATTTCGCCATTGCTGGATTTCTAAGGCAAACCGGATAGAATCAGCTACACTTCTGCACAAGTAGTGACACTTTTAGTCACTTTCTGTGTGGAAAATTTGTGACAAACCGTAGGACGTTGCGTGCAAGGTCAGACAGTTTGCAACAGTTCCCGAGCGGGTATAGCGACCGGTCGCCGACAGAGGTGTGTGAATTTGAGCGCCCCGAAAAGGTATAGCTCGGGAATGTTTAGAGCGGCGGCGGCAGATGGAGTCTTGCTTCATTTATGGCCGATAGTTCAAACGTGGCTTGAACTACTGCGCAAAAAGTATGCAGCTACTCCAAGCGCGAGGCATCCGCGCGGCGAGATTCAATATCGTCCCACAATTCTTGCAAGGCGTTAAGCTGCCCAGCAGCATGGGCAAGGTAGCCGGGTTCCTTGGCCGTGGCCATAGCGGCAACTAAGGTGGCGGCGTCGGCGATGCGGTCTTGAATGTTAAGCATCACAGAAAGAAACGCAGCGGGGGCCTTGTCTCGGCTAAAGCCGAGGGCGCCATCGGCGTCAAAGTCGGTGCTTACAGTGTAGCGGTCGATGGGGATGGTTTTGGTTTTTGCGAATAACATAATTTTTAAGCTGTTTGTGTTCGGGGTTTGCGAATAGCGAATGTCGCTACACCCAAAAGGGATGCAGTAGCCTGTTGGCGGCCACGACATGCGGCCCGCACTCGCGGCAGATGGGACCCAGCTGAGGGTCCACGCCATGGATGTCGTCGATACGAAGCTGCTTGCTACAGACCCCGCACTTCGGCGGCTCCTTGCTGCGACCACGCCACGGGCGCACGCGCGGCGGTGGGGGAACGACGCCGGAGATGCTCATCGGCGAAACCCTCCGAAAATCTCCTCAAAAGCCGACGCACCCGAAGCTCCGCTCATGCGCGGCGGCTGCGCGGCCAGCGTGCCGGCATCGAATCCAGCGTCATAGACCTTCTCAAAAAACTTGCGCAGCCCAGCCGTGGTGAAATGCGGATCATTTAATAGGCGCGGATTGCGCCGCGTGAGGTCGCTCCAAAGTTGGTCGCGCTTGCTCATGCCGCCTCCACTTCCATCGGCAACATCTCACCGCGCTTCGCTTCCGCCGCCGCGATCCTCGCCTTGGCGATCTCCACATATTCCGCCTCGCGTTCGATGCCGACAAAGTTGAAGCCCTCCAGCACAGCCGCCTTGCCAGTGCTGCCGCTGCCCATGAAGGGATCAAGCACAGTGCCGCCGAGCGGCGTGACGAGGCGGCAGAGGTAGCGCATGAGCGCGGTGGGTTTGACCGTGGGGTGATTATTTTTGCGAACCTTGACCGTATTAACACCGCTTTCAGCTTCATGGATAATCCCACGCTTTAGCTGTGCTTGCGCTTGATTGCTTGCCGCCATAAACCGGTCGGGCGACATATCAAGCCCCTCATCCCGATCCTTCTTGCTTGCCTTGGCGCAGTAAAAAAAGCGGGCGGCAGAGCCGGAATCTCCAAAACCCGGCTTGGCGTCACCGTAATGCTCTTGCTTGAATCCGCCAGAATACGCCGCTGTGTGACCAGACCTTCCTCCCGCTGATACGCCAGTTTGCGGAAACAACCCCACCACCTCGTCGCTGCCGTCGTGGATCAGGTTGGCG